CGGTAGCAATCTTTAAAGTACCCAAAGTGGTGTTAAACACAATAGTACCTGCGGCTTTACCTGAAGTATTTACAGAATTTGTAGCGTCAGCAATTTGTGTAGTTGTAGCGGTGCGGAGCTGAATGTAGCCTGCGGTTGCGTCTACGTTGCCTGTCACTGTACCTGTGACGTTGCCAGTGATATTGCCAGTTACTGCGCCAATAAAGCCATTTGTGGACGTTACTGGGCCGGAGAAGGTGGTCGATGCCATGATTTTTCCTTACATACAAGTTAAGTGCATCAGTCTGTATGTCGTCAGCCGGGACTGTCTAATGCACCGGAAACCCCGGGATAACGTATTTATACACCATTTAAAAATAAATGCAACAAAAAAGGGAGCCGAAGCCCCCTTTTTCTTTACCGCTGATTAAGCACCAGCAGAGCCGAACATACCCAATGGATCTGACCAGCCAAAAGAATAACGCTCGCGAGACTTGTAACGAACGTTACCTGTATCGAAGTCGCCGTCCATGGAGTTAGCCAAGGGTGAACGAACAAAGTGCTTCATGCCGTTAGGAACGTCTGTGGTCAAGAACCAAGCGTTCGTATCTGTCAAGAAGTGGTTTACACAGTAACCTTCAGCAATTGAACCGTTGTTCTTAATTGCGTTGATGTCGTTATCAGCTGTACCGACACGGAGTTCCGTTTCGAGCAAGCGGGTAGCAACGAATTGCAATGAAGAAGGAACAACCAATTTCTTTGGTTTAGCTGCGATCAACAAGCCACGCTCATCTGACCACAGAGAAATTTGAATAACGGCGGCTTCCAAAGAAGTCTCGTTCAAATCGGCTGGGGTAGTAGGAACGTTGCTGTTAACGCCACCAGAGATCAACGGGTGATTTGCATTGAACAAAGACACACCGTCACCACCAACATAAGCGCTAGAGAAACCGTTGTTCAAAACAGCGGCAGCTTTAACTTGCTTGGTGTATGCCATAGCACGGGCCAAAGCCTTCGTGTAACGTGCAGACAAAGAGTCATACAAGTTATCTTCGATAGCCTCTTCAGTCAAGCTGAAGCCCAAAGCAATGGTTTCGTGGTTGTATCGAGCAGTCCATGCTTCCTGTGCATTGTCATAACTGATGGCAGAGCCTTCATTTTTGACTGGTGCGGCAGAGAAGCCAGAGAGTTTAGTCTCTTCTTCGAAGCTACGCTCTGATGTCTCAGTTTCGTAGATCTCTTTGTGCTCTTGATCATAAGTAGCGTACTGCAGACCGAACAAAGCGTTCAGACCGGGGAGCAACTCTTTAAGCAGTTGTGCGCGTGAAATAGCCATTTTAAGTTACTCCTTAAGCAATGCTGGTGCCAGCATAATACTGATGCTGACCAAAGTTGATCTTGACCAGAATCTCTGGGTACTGCATCAACACAATAGTAGTGTTCAATGTAGCAACAGGAGCTTGATTCAAAATAAACGATGTAGCACCGGCGGATGCAGCGGTGTCAACGAAAGAACCCGAAGAAACATAGTTTCCATTTGAGTCCAACGAACCAACATCTGTACCAACGGGTAACGCAAACGGCAAGGCCGAGCAAGTTACAGTAGCGGTAGAAATGCTAGTATAGGTTACAGTTCCAAGTGAAACAGCCGTATCAGGCACCAAACCAAGCACGCGAACGGGCAAGGTTATTAATCATAGCCAAATTTTGACCAATCATTGCACGGGCACCGGAAGCAACAGTAGTTCCAGATGAGCAAACCACAGCTTTAAAGACCGCATCAGGGTCATCACTAACAATAGCAACCGCATCACCAGCCGCAGTTGATGCGGGCCAATATTGCGAGAAGGTCAACTGTTTAGTAACAGGGTTTGTGTAACGGCATCCCAAAAAGATACCTGTTTGATTGCCTGCTGTACCAGTAGATACAGACAGACGCACGATTTCACCACGAGACAATCCTACATAATCACCGTAGAAAATGTTTGTAGAGTAACCGTTAGTAATCGGATATTCACGAGTAGAACCCGCAAATACCTGACCTCCGATCAAATTGATCGGTTTTAGCCCATAAGGGGCGTCAACAACCGGATAAGCCATAAAAGACTCCTATTTAAATTTAAGTACCTTTACCAAAGCTAGACGAGGACTTATTCTCTTTGAAGAGTGGCATCCGCGCATCACTTTGACGCATAAGGTTGTTGTCTACAGCTTCAGTTTGAGATTGTGTCAACTTAGCAAAGTGTGCATTTCGTTGATCAACAAACTCTTTTGGAGTTTTGCAAAGTAACAACCCGCCAATTTCAACATTGTCTTTGTATCGACTAGCTGGATCGGCTAACAGTCTAAATTTTGGTTGCTCTTCTAAAGTAACTGGCTCCCAGCCTTCACGCAATTTGCTTGAAAGGTTACGAGGGTCAGCTGCATTCAAATTAGCAACACGAATCCATCGATAAGCGTAGTCCGGGTGCTTGTCTGGTTCAGGTAGAAGTTCAGCTTGCTGCCACTGTTTAGGACGTTCAGCCATCAATCTATCTTCAAGTTCACGCGGTTTTCTGTTTTCAGCCATTATTGGCCTCCATTTCGAGTTTCGCCTTGGCATATTGCTCGGGCGTTAAATTTAGTTTTTTGGCCAAGCTCATTTCAGACGGATTCAAACGAACCCTCTTAGGAGAAGTTGACCTTGTAGCCGGTGCTACGACCGAGCTTCTTCGAGCGACTGGGCGCTCATTTTGTTCCGCTTCTTCCTCGAATTTCTCGGGGAAACGCTTGCGGATGGTTGCGTCTATCTTACGATAATACTCTTGTGATGAAACCTGAACACCTTCGCGCTTGAGTCTCTCATGGAGGCCTAGAGCCAAACTGGTCATCTCTTCATCTTCTCCGAACCACGGATTTTCCTGTTGCCATGCTTGCGCGCTGGGGTCAGGACGGAACTGTGGTGCCGGCTGTGATTGCATTTGTACAGGAGTTTCTTCCTCTTGTAAAGCCGGTGGCCGAAAATTCTTTACTTTTTCGGTTTTGAGAGTTGCTTGGGTAAGACGTTCCTGCGCTTCCATGACCTTATCAGTGTCGCCAGAGTCATAGGCTTCACGATAGGCGCGCTTGGCCGCTTCCATCTCCATGGCCACAGCTTTCTGAACGCTCATAAGCACGTTCTTCTCGCTGTTATTTAGGTTTGACTTGAGCCGTTGGTTCTCTTGCATTACCTTTTGAGCAAAGGCAATAGCCTCTTGTTGCTCGCGCAAGGCGTTCTCTTTCTCACGGCGTTCATCGTGAGCCAGCTTCTTCATCTGGATTAGCTTCTTTTTGACCTTACTGGAATAGTCTTCCAGCTCATCGTTATAGAGCTCTTCCTTTACATTGTCCGGCAGAGGGGGCTTGCCGCGATCCTCTGCTGGCGTGTTGTCTTCTACGTCAATGATGATCTGTTCATCAGTTTGATCGTCTTCAGTCGTGACTTTTACGTCTTCCTGTTCATCTGGGAATTTAAAAGTTTCAGCCATGTCGTTCCTTATTTGCGGCGGATGCCACGTGGATCGTCTACTACGCCCTCGACAGAATCGTCATTGATCACACGGAATTCCTTGCCGTGGATGACCAGTCGCGTTCCTGAGTTGGGTCTAATCAAGATAAAGTCACCCTTCTTGCAGTACGGGCCAGATGGGAATCGGCTTTCGTCTTTGTAGCAATCTGGGCCCATGTCCACTACAAATAACACAGTGGTCAGGGTTTCCTCAATCATGAGAGTTTCTTCCGCTTTTACGAGTCCGGACTCTCCATATTCCTTCTCTATCTCTGGGATAGCGCAAAGGATTCTGTAACCAGATGGGCGGGGAAGTTGTTTAGCCTTCTCCTCTGGCTTTGTGTTCAAGATCTTGGATAAATCCACGGCCTTGGTAATGTCGAGATTCGAAATCTCACTCGTCATCGTCATCGTTTGTTACTCTTTCTTGTAGGTCTATGATGTATAAACGTGCAGTGAGTAGACCTTTCACCTCTCCACACATTCTCTTGTACTCCGGAAAATCTTCAGCCTTGCCATCGGCTATTGACATCTGGAGTTGGGATACTTTGTCATCTATCTTTGAAGCTAGAAGTTTTAAATATTTGTCGATCATTGTTTGTTCCTCATCATTTCAGCCATGAGTTTGTTCTTCTCTGACTGAGCGTCTTGGGCTAGTTCCATCTGATCTTTTTGTATCGTAGCTTGCAGGCGCGCCATATCAATATCCTTTTGGGTAGCGATACGATCACGTTCGATCTGCTGCTGCGATTGTTTGAGCTGGGCGTCAGTCGCATCCTTCTGAGCCTTACGCTGTACCTCTTGACCCTT